TGAGGCACACCAGTTTAAATCCAAGTCATTAATATCTATAATGACTAAACTTTGTGATGCGAAATATCGGTTTGGTTTTACCGGAACACTAGATGGAAGTCAAACTCATAAGTGGGTTTTGGAAGGATTATTTGGTCCTTCTTATAAGATTATTAAGACTGATGAGTTGATGCAAAAGGGTCATCTGGCTAAGTTAGATATTAAAGTTCTATTACTCAAACATCCTCCACATAGATTTGAAGTCTTTGAGGATGAAGTTCAATACATTATTAATCATCCGAAAAGAAATAACTTTATTAAAAATCTAACACTTGATTTAAAAGGAAATACTCTTGTTCTTTTTGCCAGAGTCGAAGGGCACGGTCAACCACTTTATGAATTAATAAATAGTAGTGCTATTGGTGAGCGTAAAGTTTTCTTTATTCACGGTGGCGTGAATACTGAAGAAAGAGAATTAGTTAGAGAAATTACAGAAAGGGAGAATAATGCAATCATCGTTGCTTCTTACGGCACTTTTTCTACTGGTGTCAATATCAGAAATCTTCATAATGTTATATTTGCTTCGCCAAGTAAATCAAGGATACGAAATCTTCAATCAATCGGAAGAGTTCTGCGAAAAGGAGACAACAAAATAAAGGCAACATTATATGATATTGCCGATGATATTAGTTATAAATCGAGAAAGAATTATACACTTAATCACTTAATCGAAAGAATTAAAATCTATAATGAAGAAAATTTCAATTACGATATTATAAACATTCCACTAAAAGATTAATATGGGCGAAGAGTTCTACTGCATTTTAAAATTAGTATCCGGAGAAGAAATTCTGTCACTTATTATGGTAGATGAGAATGATGGTGATCCAATCATAGTGCTACAAAATCCAGTAATCGTAAAACCTCTAACAAACTCTACCGGTGATTCTTATATTAAGGTTAAACCTTGGATAGAAATTTCGAATGATGATATGTTCTTGATTAAATTAGATAAGGTTATAACAATGACCGAAACGACAGATACAAAGTTAATTCAAATATATGAATATTATTTGCAAGACAATTCAAATGTATTGAATAAACCCTCACCTATGATGGGTTACGTATCTTCGGTAGAGCAAGCAAGGAAGAATTTGGAGAGACTCTTTAAACAGTCTAAAGAAAGCTAGAACTTACTTTCAACGGAACAATCCTATTGTACAGGTATTTTGGATACTTGTCAAGCTCTTTACATATATGCTATAATAATTACAACTTATACAAGAAGACCGATGCTATGCCTAAAAAGAAATCAGAACATTACGTAAATAATAAAGAGTTACTAGAATCTCTTATTGTTTATAGATCTAAAGTAGATAAGGCAGCACAGAAGTATTTTGAGAAGTATGATGTTTATCCTCCCAAGTCAGGCGCCTGGGAAGGAAAACCAAGAATACCTAATTATCTTGGTGAGTGCTTCCTAAAAATTGCGACACACTTATCATACAAACCAAACTTTGTAAATTATATGTTCCGCGAGGATATGTGCTCCGACGGAATCGAAAATTGCGTTCAGTATATTCATAACTTTAATCCAGAAAGGTCGCAAAATCCTTTTGCCTATTTCACTCAGATTATTCATTATGCCTTTTTAAGAAGAATTCAAAAGGAAAAAAGGCAGTTAGAAATCAAAAATAAAATTATCGAAAGAACAGGATTTGATGAAGTTATGACAATTGATGGTGGAATTCTTGCCGGTAATAATAGTGAATATAACAGTATGAAAGACGCTATTCAATACAAAAACGGAAACCGATGACGCTCATAGGAATTTTTACGGACAGCCATTTTGGTGCAAAAAAGGGTTCTAAGCACTTGCACGATTACTTTGAACTCTTCTATAAGAATGTATTTTTTCCCGCCCTTGAAGAGCACGGGGTAGAGACAGTCATTCATATGGGAGATGTCTTTGATAGCCGTAAGTCAATTGATTATCAAAGTTTAGAATGGGCGAAGAGAGTAGTACTTGACCCCCTTAAAAAGTATCAGGTTCATATGATTGTGGGTAATCACGACTGTTACTTTAAAAATTCTAATCACGTCAATTCCCCAGAACTTCTTCTTCAAGACTATTCAAATATCAAAACTTATAGTTCTCCCACAAACACTAAAATTTGTGGAATTGATATGACTTTGATTCCATGGATTTGTAGTGAGAACTATGATGAAACCTTAAAGGTGATACAGAAGTCTAAATCCAAGATTGTAATGGGACATTTGGAACTTAAAGGATTTCGTGTGAATAAGCATCTTGTGATGGAGGAGCACGGAACAGATCCAAAGATGTTCGATAAGTTTGATAAAGTGTTTTCTGGTCATTATCATACTCGTTCCGATAATGGAAAAATCTTTTATCTTGGAAATCCTTATGAGATGTATTGGAATGATGTAAATGATACTCGGGGATTTCATATCTTTGATACTGAAACATTGGAGCACACACCAATTGACAATCCTTATCGGTTATTCTATAATATTTACTATGAGGATACTCCACATCAAACTTTCGATTCCTCTGAATATGTCTCTAAAATAGTAAAAGTAATTGTTCGTAAAAAATCTAAACCAAAAGATTTTGAGAGATTCATTGATAAACTATATAAGATTGGTATTCAAGACCTGAAGATTGTTGAAAACTTTGAGATTCCGGAAAATGAAAATTTTGTAATTGATGAGGAAGAGAATACTATTTCAATTTTGAATCGTTATATTGATGAATCTGAATGTGACTTTGACAAGAATATGATTAAGGGTATATTTGAGGAACTCTATAAACAAGCTTGCGAAGTGGAGTAAAATGTTTCTTCTTACACTTAAAGGTCGAAAAGATGATGGAGCATATGCTGTCTCAAATCAGTATGGTGAAAAAGTATTATTTCTGTTTGAGGAAGAAGATGATGCCGCTCGTTATGCTATGATGCTTGAATATGATGAAGACTACGAAAAGGAAATGGAGATTGTAGAAGTTGATGATGAAATGGCAATAAAGACTTGTAAGATTCATAATTATAAGTATACTGTAATTACTCCTGATGATATTGTGATTCCTCCTAAAAATGATAATATTTAAAAAAATTAAATGGCAGAATTTCCTTTCTACCGGACAGCATTTTACGGAGATTGATTTCCAAAAGAATCATACAAACTTAATTATTGGAGCAAATGGTGCAGGGAAATCAACTCTACTTGATGCTCTTACTTTTGTATTATTCAATAAAAGTTTTAGGAAAATCAATAAAAATCAATTAATCAATCAAACAAACGAAAAAGATTGCTTGGTTGAGATTGAATTTTCTGTCAATAGTCGTGATTATTTGGTTCGTCGTGGAATCAAACCAAATATATTTGATATTGAAGTGAATGGAAAACAACTTCATAAAGAATCCGATGATCGCATTAATCAAAAAATACTTGAAGAAACAATTCTAAAAGTCAATTACAAGTCCTTCACTCAAATTGTTATTTTGGGTAGTAGTACTTTTGTGCCTTTTATGCAACTTACGACTGCCAATCGTCGTGAGGTAATTGAGGACCTATTGGATATCCGGATATTCTCTACGATGAATACTCTCATCAAAGAAAAGATTCGTACTAAAAAGGATGAAATAAAATCTCTTGAGTTGAAGAAGCAAAACCTTAAGGACAAGGTTGAAATGCAAAAGAGTTTTATTGAGGAACTTGAAAATCGTGGTAATGCTAATATAAATGCCAATCAACGGAAAATTTCCGATTTAGATGCTGAAGTTGGCACTTATATGATTGAGAATGCCAAGACTGAAGAAGACATTTTCAAATATACAAAAGAGCAAGAAGAAGTTATTGGTGCTGCAGAGAAGTTGGGGAAACTTAACAATCTTAAGGGTAAAATCTCTCAGAAAGTATCTACGATTACTAAAGAGCACAAGTTCTTTAGTGAAAATACGGTATGCCCTACTTGTACTCAAACGATTGAGGAAGAGTTTCGATTAAATAGAATTACAGACGCTCAAAATAAAGCAAAGGAACTCCAGAAAGGTTTTCAGGAACTTGAGGAGACTATGAAGTTTGAACAAGAACGAGAACGTCAATTTCTAGCACTATCAAAGGAGATTACAAAACTAAACCATGAGATTTCTCAAAACAATACTCGCATTTCACTCAATCAGAGACAAATACGAGATCTCGAATCTGAAGTTCAAACACTTACCGAACAACTTAAAAATAGAAATACTGAAAATGAGAAGTTAGAAGAGTTTCGAAATAATCTTCAAAAAACATTTGACGACCTTTCAGATAAAAAAGAAGAAATCGTTCATTATGATTTTGCTTATTCCCTACTCAAAGATGATGGTGTAAAAACCAAAATTATCAAAAAATATCTTCCCTTCATCAATCAACAGGTGAATCGTTATTTGCAGATGATGGATTTTTATATTAACTTCAATCTTGATTCTGAGTTCAATGAGAGCATCAAATCTCCTATTCACGAGAACTTTTCTTATAGTTCTTTTAGTGAAGGTGAGAAGGCTCGTATAGATCTTGCCTT